ATGATACTACAAGGCGATACAGTTAGATTAAAATGTCACTTTAAGACGTTCACAGGACAATTAATTGATCCAACAGACGTTAAATTAACAATCTACAATAGTAAAAAGGAACAAATTGAAAAGTTTATCTTAGATGACACGAACAAGGAAAATGTTGGTGTCTATTTTTATGACTACACCCCTGCCAGTGAATTGAACGAATTTATTTTCGAGTTTGCTGGCAGTGTTAATAGTAAACCTATCCTTAGTAGAGGAAAGGTAGAAGTTAAATTAAATTTAATCAATAGGAGGTCATGATACATGGCAGAAGAAATCAGTTTTACCCAGGAACAACTAGATGAAGCAATTAGTAACGCTAAGAATGAATGGATTAAAAATGAATTGAATCCTATCATTGCAGAAAGGGATGATTTACTTCAATTCAAACCTAAAGAATTATCAGATGATGAAAAAGCTTTACAAACTAAGCAACAGGAATTATTTGATAAGGAAGTATCACTCGAATTGAAATCAGCAGGTTTAGAACAATTTGCTTCAATCGTTAAAGTTGGAAATTCAGACGAATTAAAAACGGTGATTGAATCACTCACATCTATTGTCAATCAAATTAAGATTGGTAATGGTTATATTCCTAATGACCACAAGCAACAAAATGAGTATGATGTATTCGCAAGTAAGAAGGATACACAAGGAATGATAGCAACAAAACTAAGTAAATTATTTGGGTAAGTAGCACTTTGACAATATGTTGGAGTGCTTTTTATATTAAAAAATTATTTTAAAGGAGAAATGATAATATGTTTAAATCTACTAATTTCACTGAAATGGAACAAATTTCACTTGCAAAAGAAATTGCAGTAATTGGAGTACAAGCAACACCTTTTACATCAATGCTAATGGCAAAAGGAAACATTGAGAAAGCATTATCTACAGTTTACACTTGGAGAGAAAAAACTCTTGACCATACAGATGATTTATCAGCAGTTGAAGGTGAAGATACAACAGTATTTTATGAATCTGCTAGAGCAGAACTTTCTAACATTCTTGAAATCTTCAAGAAAGGTGCAAGCATTTCTGGAACAGCAATTGCAATGAAATCCACTCAATTTGCAGAAGAAGTAAATGATCGCCTACTTGAATTAAAAATCAACATGGAGAAAAAATTTATCAATGGTTTACGAAATGATGGTTCTACAGCACCATTTAAACGTCAATTAAGCGGATTAATTGAAATGGCAGACCCAAGTAACGCAGTTGCGGTAACTGGTGCAGTTACAGAAGATGATGTTAAAAAGGTTATGCGTAATTTATGGAATCAAGACCTTGCAGAAGGTTCTGTATATGCTTTCCTTAATGCTGACTTGAAAGAACAAATTGACGCTATTTACAAAGATAAATATGGTTATACTCATGTCACTACTTCTTTCGGTTTATTGGTTGAATCAATCAATACTAACTACGGAACTGTACACTTTGTACTATCTAAACACGTTCCAGCCGATAAGATTGTTGTATTCAATGATAGCTATGTTGATCTTGCTTATTTACGTGAGCCACACTTTGAGCCATTAGCAAAAACAGGTGACTCTATTAAAGGTCAAGTTATTGCTGAAGCAACTCTTAAAGTAGGTTCTAAGAAAGGTGTAGCAGTCGTTACTGTATCACCAAAATAATTAATACATACTAATTGGGGACTCCGAGTTAAAAGTGGAGTCCTCTTTTTATTTAATCTAAAAGGGAGAAAAAGTATGAATATTAAGGATGTGTATTTTTTAAAACGTAGGCAAAAGAAAATATCCATGCAGAAAATAGCCAAATACATAGGATGTTCCCAATCACTCATAAGTAGATATGAGACAGGAGATTGTGGAATGTCAGAATCCAAAATTGGATTGTATAGAGAATATATAGATACATACAAAAAGTAATCAAAATATAATCAGAAAGATGAGGTGACACAGTGAGAGTTATCGCAATTCGTTATGACTACTCCTTCTTTTAGTTTCAGTATATTAATTAAAATTAATTAATAAAATTTTTACTGAGGATTAAAAGGAGGAATCTAACGAGCGTAATTTTACGTTGGTTAGAGTCATAGACGACATACCACAATATTGTTGTCAGAGGGTTTTGCCATTGAGAAGGTAGTAGGAGAGTTTCAACTTTCGCTATTACAAAATGAACAAATATTATAAAGATAAAGCTCCACAATGGACAAATGATACACATATTAAACATGATTTAATGATTGGTGATGATTCAGATTCATCATTATCATGTGATTTATTAGCACATATTACAAATGGGAAATGGAAACCAAACTATTTTTACAACTTTGAGTCATTCTATCAGATAAATAAATCTGATAATCCATTAATTGGTGTAGACATGGCTTTCACAAAGAATGTACGTTGCTTTGACAATCATTTAAGCCAACAATATTACAATAGTAAGCATAACCCTTATTGCTTCAATTTGAACGTGTACAAGGGTATCAATGCTGATAAGAACTATTATAAGAAATATCCGTTTAGCACGTTAATGTTGATTATGTCTTACTATGATGTTCCATTGCCTAAAACACAACTAGGAAAAGAGATTATCCTTGCAGTTGATTCATCATTTATCGGACACTATGCAACAAAAGATTTTTTTAAACAAATACATACTGATTGGTTAGAATTATTAGGATTTGGTGAATTGGTCGAGATATTAGATCAACGCTCCAAGTCCTATTTTTATGACCTTCAACAAGAATATGGACTAAATGAAAAAATACATATCAATGAGAATGGATACCTTGAAACAAATATTAACTTTGAAGCCATACAGCCATATTTAGATTGGAAAGTTGATATACCGAATGAACAATTTGAATTATTACATACTTGTCATCGTGGATTTATCAAAGATATAAGCCAAGAACGTTTACCCGATAATTTAGTCTCATTAGCTTATACGAGTAAAAAGAGTGCAGCATTTACTTACAATCCGTAACGGGGGAGTTTAATTCCCCCTTTTAAATTTATCTAGGAGTGATTCAAATGAACAATAAACAATTTTTCTTTTGCTACAATCGGAAATTATTTACTTATTTACATGAAGTTAAATCAATCGACTATATCACAATTGCAAAAAATCCCACGACAGATAAAACTTTTGCCATGTTTTTTAAGAATGATTTTTTACAATTGGCATTAAATGAGTACAAAGCACAAAATCATGATAATAATTAAAATGTCACAAAAATAAATGTACCAAAACTTGATATTTTTATTTGACTATATTCACTAATCGTTGGTCTATCAATGTGTGAAATGACTGTTTGCTAAAAACTTGATAAAATATATAAATAGTACCATATCTATTGCTAAAAACGTGATTTTTATGTAAAATAGCATTACTTACTAATGTACAAAAACTTGATATTTTTCCGAAATAGGGGATATATAGAGTTGTAAATAAAAATGGTTGTTTTTCCTTGTTATTAAAGGGTTTTAAGGGAATCTAGTAAAAAATGGACATTGATATTTTACCTAAACAGTGAACATTTATTTGTACATAAAATTGATATTATTTGCAAATAAGGGATGTATATGAATATATTAAATAATACTATAAGATGAATAAAGTATATATCTCTAAAAAGTCAAAACTAAAAATCAAGTTTTGCCATTTTAACATGAACAAATAGAATCTAGGAGGATAATCTAATATGAATTATGTTTCAAAGTATGTAAGAATTAAATCTAATTGGTTTGATATGGTAAGTCGTAACAAAAAGAATACTTATACTAAAATTGATGGATATAAAGGTTTATACTTATATTTACAATTGTACAAGTTTAGAATTTATAATCAAGAGCATGAAGAAACTTTTCTCACATCTATTTCCTTTTTGCGTAAAGAAACAGGATATTCTACAGAGGAAATTTTTGAGTTGTTGAAGAAGATGAAAACTGCAAAGGTAATTAAAATATTAAATGTATCACGTTGGGATTATCTCATTGATGATAATGGAAATATTCGTGATAAAGATATTTTACAAATTGTTGCTACTGATACACCACAAACTATTAGAAAGCAAAAAACTGATCGAGAAGGTAAGCCTAAAGTTGATAAGAATAATGAGCCTATTATGATTGATTCACCTGCAACGGAAAATGACTTTTTTATTGGTATTAATATTGAAATGTTTAAGTTATATCAACAGGCCAAAATGTATGGTACTGGTGCGAAAGGTGAAAATATTGAAAAATATATCGCATTATATAGTTTAATACAAAAATGGAATAATAATCTTGAAGGTAAAATGAATATGCAAATACAAAAGATTGCGGATATATTAGGGATTGATAAAGATTATGTTCATAAGATGATTTATTCTTTGAATCGAAATTACTTCTTATTCTCAACAAAAAGAAGAAGAAAGATTGCTAAGGGATATTACTTTGAACATGTTCTTTGTGAAAATGCTTCATCATACGAAAAGTTTAAGGAACATCATAAATCAGATTGTGATAAATTAGTGGCTCGATATGATAAGAAGAATAAAAAGAAAAATGATATTGAAGAAGATATTCCAGTAGTCGGGGAGTATGATGATTCAAAAGAGCAACAATCACAACCTAAACATGCTTTCGGAAATTCCGAAAACAAGAAATCCTGGGGTCAGTATGATTCGTTTAAACCTGTTCCAATGGAATATTATGAAGAAGTCGCACAACAAGATGATGATGATTATAGTTGGCTCGAAGAATTAGAAGAATAAACTATTTTTAGGGGTGTCATTAACGGCACTCCTTTTTTCTATTCACAAATTTAATCTAAAGGGGAAATGGAACATGAAATCTGAAAAGTTTATCGAAGCAATACAGGAGAATATTAAAGATTTACAATTAAATATTTCACGCATAGAGAAAATTAATGATCAACAATTAGAACTATTAGAGGAAATGTCATCAATTATTAAGAGTGTGAAAGGTGATGATAAATAATGAACATTTATGAAGCATTACAGAATGTATCTTATAAAAAGCAGGAGTATTTCAAATGGAAACATGATATAAGATTCAATCAAACTTCACCAAGAAAGACAGAGGAAGAATTTTTAAAAACAGTTGAATTAAAAACATTTAATAGTTTCCATAAATGGGAACGTACACAGGAATATAAAAATTTATTATTGTTACTTTTGGAAAGTAAAGTCGCTAACGACTTCGATAATATATACAAAATTGTTACTGATAAAGCAAAGGAGGGAGACGAGAAAAGTATTCGTCTCTTTTTGTCTATGCAGAAGGATATACAGTCAAACGCAAAACTTGCAGCGAAAACTTTTACAGTTGTTGAGGATGATGAACAGGAAGATGATGATTTAGTTTTGGATTAATCACATTCCTCAAAGTTGAGTAAGATAATCTTACTCTGATGTTTTTAGACCGTGAATTATTCATGGTCTAATGTTGCTACAGGCGATTACAAGCGAATTAGAAATTAATAATTGAATAATGTATCAGTTAATTTTGCTATGGGGTTCTATTTTAGGACTCCATCTTTTTTATATTGGAGGTGAGATAGTGGCGGTAAAAAGTAAAAATAAGAAGTTGCAAAAGGTATTAGATGATCCTAGATTATTCTTTAAGAATTTCATTAAGATAATTGATAACAATGGAGAAACTATTCCATTTGTCATGAATCCTGAACAAGAACAATTCACAAATGAAATGGTGAAATATAATATCATTCTCAAAGGGAGACAGATTGGCTTCACAACGTGGTCATTAGCTTATATGTTGTATTCTGCGTGTACTAAACCTGATACAAACTATTTAATGATGACTCACCATAACAAGGTTACACAGTCGTTATTAAGACGGATCAATAAGATGTATAATTCACTACCTCATGAGAAATATAGTGATTTGTTCCCTAAGAAATTAATATCCAACAGGGATGAAATATATTTTGAAAATGGTTCACGTATTCAAGTTGCTACTGCTGGTGGAGAGGATTCTATTTCGGGTAATACGTTTGAATTTATTCATCTATCTGAAATGGCAAAATATCCTAATGAAGCACAGGAAGAAATTATAGCAACAAGTATTCCTGCATTAGCTAAAAATCCAAACAGTAAGATAATCATTGAATCTACTGCAATGGGTTATAACGTGTATCAAGAAATGTTTGTAAAAGCATACAGAGGTAAGGAGTCAGTATGGAAGGCACACTTTTATAGTTGGCTTGCAAAGGCTTATAGTGACCAATTTAAGCATAGTTTTGATGAAGCCGAGACATGGTTCAAGTTGCATAATAAAGGGGCTAGAATGTCCACTAATGATTTAGAACATGATGAAATGATACTTAAGGATAAGTATAAGGCAACCTTCAGACAATTAATGTTTAGAAGGTATTACATAGAAACTAATTCATTGGAGAAGTTCATGAGGGAATTTCCAACTACTCCAGATGAAGCATTTGCAGAAAGTAATAATGCAGTATTTGATACTAAAAAGATACTTGAACGGATGGGTAATTTAATTCCATCTCTTGAAACTAAGGAAATATATAATGAATTGCCCGACACATTGAAACCATACATAAATAAGAATCTTTTTATCTACCATTTGCCTAAAAAGGGAATTAAACATTATGCAGGTGTTGACGTTGCTTCGGGTACTGGTGGAGAAAATGATAATTCTACAATGGCTATATACAATGCTGAAGGTCAACAAATGGCTTCATTCTATGCAAATGATGTTCCTGTCTATAAGTTTGCGGAAATCGTGAACAGTTTAGGCAGGTTTTTTAATTATGCCTTTATTTGTGTGGAAAGAAATAGTTATGGTTTACCACTACTTGAAAAGTTGCGTAAAGAGTATGGTTATTTGAATCTATTAAAGCAGAAGATATTCGACCAAAAGGGTAAGAAGAAATTACAACTTGGTTTTATGACTACTACAACCACAAAGCCGATTATTATTAATGACTTAAAGGAAAACTTTGAGTTAGGCATGATTAATATTGAATGTGTTGAGACATTGGAGGAAATGAAAATTTATCAAGAAGTTAAGGGGAAAATGGGAAATAAAAAGGGTACTAATTTACATGATGACTTAGTAATTGCTACTGCAATGGCTTGTCAGGCAATGAAACAAAGTAAATATTATGTGGATATTTGAGGTTAGGTTAAATCGGGAACTTAGCCTTTTTATTTTGTAAAGGAGGAATAAGAATTGACTGATAAACTACAGGAATATATTAAATCAAAATATGATAATGCTAGTGATTGGTTTATAGAGGAAGTCAAATCAATTAGTAATCAGCAACGTGTATTAGATGTAATGTCCAAAAAGGAATATCTAAATGGAAGTCATAAGATTAAGCAAAGGACTAGCTATAAATATAATGGGAAAGAATTTACTCCTAGAAGGATAGTCCTTCAATATGCGAAAACTCTTCTTTCATTTCAACAGAATTATTTATTAGGGAATCCAATCACATTCACTGGGAATGAGAAGGTTGTTAGTGAATATTTGAAGGTGAATAAAAAGGGGAAATATGATCGTTTGAATCAAAAGATATTGGACAAGGTGTTGAAATATGGTCAAGTAGCAGAGTATGTTTACATTGACAATGGAGTAATTAAATCAAAATTGATTGATTCTAGTGAAGGTTATCCAGTTTATGACCATGAAAATCATTTGATTGCGTTCATTGAAGCGTATGCTAATGATGGAATTGAATATTATACAGTTTTTACTGATAAATACGTTGATAAATATGATAATGAAGGTGGCACATTAAGATTAGTAGATAGAAAGGTATCTCTTAGTGGATTGCCTATTGTTTATCATAATGATAATGAATTATCAGATGTTGAGGGTAGAAGTGAATTAGATGATTGGATTGAAATATTAGATTCTATGGAGGATTTGATTAGTAAATATACTGATTCATTTTACAAGTTTATTGATCCGATATTTGTTACTAAAGGACAGACATTAAAGGGTGAATCATTGCCTAGTGAGGTAATTGGTAAGGGAATCAATCTTGATGATGGGGCAGACGCTGACTTTGTAAGTAATAAATTGGATTATAAATCATTTGAGACGATATATAAGACATTATTACAAGCATTGTTAGATACTTCTAGTACACCTGCAGTATCGATGAATAAGACAGATGTCAGTAACTTATCAGAGGTATCTATTAGATTATTATTCTCATTGGCTAATGTAAAAGCAGGATTAAATGAACAATATATAAGAGAAGGTATAGAGCAAAGGAATGAGAAGGTTAGAAAGTTGTTGTCGTTACAAGGTGTGACATTTGATGATGAATCATTCGATACTTTGGACTTTGTATTCCATTATAATATGCCAAGTAACGATAAGGAGACTATTGAAAACCTAGAGAAGTTAGAAGGTATGGGAGCAATCAGTTTAGAAACGATACTGGCTAAGAATCCATATGTGAATGATGTGGCTTCGGAGTTAAAAAGATTGAGTGAAATGGGAAATGACGTGGGAAATAAAACGACTTCAAAAAGTGATAACGACTGAAAAGTGACTTTATTATAAACCTTAATAAATCAACAGTTGACATATAAAGGATAATATTGGCTTGCTCGCACCTGTTATTATATGAGGTCATCCATTAATTTTTTAAAGTGGTATTAGTGGATGACTTCATAATGATAATTATTAGCGATTCGAATATCTTTAATTAAAAGTTTATGCATTTTAAGGTTAATTCACAATCTCTTTATGCCTTGAAAACCTTGATAAATCAACAATGTATAAAATCGTGCATAAATGATAAAAAATCGACTTTGTGAAACATAGTAATATCAATGGTTTAGAATATACCTAACTTCCTGTAATTAGAATTATGTAAACTAAAATTGAATGATATATACATTATTTTGAATAAAATTTTGGTTTTATTATGAAAATATATGTCTAATTGATAATACAGATACCCCTAATTGAGAAAATGAGGTCGCTAGCATACCATTTTACACACCCATGAAAATATTCCCTAATTTTCAGCAGGATTATCCTCTTTTTTACCTAATAATATGGTAAGATTTAACTAAAAAAGAGTATAGGGGGATTGTTTTGTATAAAAAAGTTTTAGTATTCATTTTCTTCTTATTATTGACTGCATGTTCAAATGTGAAAGAAACCATGTATAGCTCAGAAACAAAAGACATAGTTAGCAAAACAAATGACCTAACGAAGGAAGAAAAGGATTTATTTCAATCAGCAGTCACGTTTGCGAAAGATAATGACGTTGATTTGGATGGGAAAGAAGTATCAAAAATAATTTTAGATGAAAAAAAACGATTAGAAGATGAAAAGAAACGATTGGAAGAAGAGCGTAAAAAAGAGGAAGAAAAAAAGAAGGAATTGCAACGTAAAAAGGAAGAAGAAAAACAAAAATTAAAAGATGCTATACAAATCACTTTTTATAATAAGTCAGTTATTCCTGCAAATAGTGATGCTTGGCAATTTAGTGATGTAATTACCTTTGATTTTACTTTTAAGAATATGACAAATAAAGATATTAAAGGATTTAAAGGCTTGGCTATATTTAATGACTTATTTGGAGATAACATTAAAAAAATAAAGGTCAGTTATGATGAAGTTATTAATGCTGAAACTGAAGTAGATTGGCAAGGTGCAATAGAAATTAACGAATTTATGGATAATGATATTAAATTGCGAGATATAGAGTTTGATAATTTACAATTTGACTTCGATATGGATACTATTATATTCAGTGATGGAACAACACTATCTAAGTATGGAGAAAATACACAAGCGACAAATACTGAAACAAAAGATAATTCAGCACAGAACACACATGTAAAGGATACTAAATCAAAAGTTACTAAAATAAAAACAAAGGATACAAATAATCCATATGAGTGGGTTTCTGGAGGAAAAGAAAAATTTGAAAATAAAATGGTGCAATTAGGATATGTAGATTCAAAAGATAATATTATCTATAAAAAATATCAAATTAACGATAATCACGAAGGCATGTATGAAGTATATACAAAGGTTGATGGAAAAGAAGTATACGTTGTTGTTGTTAATGTAAAAACAGGATGGTTTCATGGCTAATAAATACAGTAACATGGTTGAGAGTAAAAAATTAAATAAATTAATAATTAGCTTCACTCCACAACTTTGTGGGGTGTTTTTTTTATTTCAATTAGAAAGGAATGATATTATGAATAACCTACAACGCTTAGAATTAGAAACAAAAGGAATCAATCTATCCCAATCTGAATTAACTATATACCTCCAAGAAAACGAAATGCAGCCATTTGAAGAATATAACCCACAATCAGCCACAAGTAAGCGTAATATTTACCGGTCAGCGTTATCTATTCTTGAATCAGTTGCCAATAATCCAACCTTAATGAAGTCAATTAAGATGGATGATACAACGATTAGTGATTTTGCTGAATCTATACAATCACGTATTGACCAATTGGAGCGTAAAATTCGCACATTAAAGACGGATGAACAGATACAAAATGAATCAAATTTTTTCATATTATTTGGTGACTAA